CGGGTAACCCGGCTCAGTTGGTAGATCAACTGGTACTGTAGGGCCTTCTCGCTGGGCATATCCCGGGTACTGGCGACATCGTGTCGAACAACTCCGGTGTCGATAACCAGCCGGTGCTGGTTCATAACAGGCTCTAGGGTGTCGATGATCCGCTTCTCCTTCTGCATGGAGTGGCGGACTTCCTCGACAGCACATGGGTGAACCCGAGACAGGACTGGCTTGATCAACTCCGTGAACATGCCGTCACCGAAGTTGCTTTCGATGATCACATGGTTCACCTTCTGGTTCTTGGCGATCATGGCCAAGGCCTCTAGGGCCTGTGGGCCATACCCTCCCGGGATGCCTCCAGCAGCGGTAACATATAGCGTACCGTTAAGCATCTTTACGACCGCGTAGGCCGTCTCGTCTGCACCCCGGCCCGAGGGGTCGATGGCCATCACGGAGCCGTTATAGGGCACCCAGTCGCCAACAACGGACATTGGGCGGAAGAAGCGGTCCCCGTTGAACCCGACGCAGATCAGGTCCCGGTGGGCAAGGTCGGGAATGGTGCCCCAGACCAGTTTCTCGGGGGCCAGTTCTGGGTTCAGGTCCATGACGATCAGATCGTTGATCTTCAGCGGGAACCTGTCGGCATCACTTAGGGAGGTATCCAGCATGAACTGGAGGGCAAACCCAGAGCGGCCATAGGACAATTCACGCTCAATCAGTTCATCATTGTCAAAGCGGTCTGGATCCGTTGGGGTCCCGTTCTTCATCTCCCGGATCATGGGGGCCAAGCGATCACCATAGGCGATCCTTTGGCGTTCCTCGGGGGCCCTAGCGGGCCACACCCGGATCTCGTACCCACGCTCAGCCAGAAGGTTGTAGATGGAGTTCTCGGTCTGGGGAGTGCCTAGGTAAATGACCCGGCCTCCCGGCTTCAGGACCGCGTCGAACTCCTTGATGCTTTCGGCCAGTTTCTCCCGCATGGCCTGCGTCATGGAGTTGTTCTGGACCTCAATATCGTCAGCCACGATGATGTCAGCACGGCTACCGGTGATCTGCGAGGTGATGCCCTTGGAGGTAACGCTGGGGGCATGCTGGGCTGGCGCTGGGCCGACATCAAAGGAGATCTTGGAGTACCGCTGGTTCTCCTTGGGCCTGAGATGGGCCAGAATGGGCATGTCCTCAATCAGACGCAGCGTGAAGGTGCTGAAGTCATCAGCACGCTGCTTGCTGGCAGAGACCACCAGAATGTTCTTGGTGGGGTCCAGCAGCAACTGATGGCACACGAAGGCAGAGGTCACATAGGACTTACCAACACCGCGGAAGGCTTCCACAACAGATCGACGGGGCCCGGTTTGGATATACCGGGCAATGTCATACTGCACTGGGGTCGGGTTTGGAAGACCGAGGTGCTTCCAGACCATGTGCAGAAAGTTGCGAAAGTCTTGTAGGCGGGGATCAAGTTCCAAACTTCAGGTCCTCGGCGGGGTCGAATGGCATGGACTCATGCAACTTGAAGATCGGGGACTCGGCCTTGCTGGAGATGTCAATGCCGTTGTCCTTCAGGAACTGGCGGGCAACACCAAGGTCGGCTGCCGTGGCCTTTCCTGAGCGGATCTTGCTGAGCAGATCCTCAGCCAAAAGGTTATGAAGATCGTTAAGAAGCTTCTTGTCAACGGACATAAATCACCTCAATGGGTCATCAGTTTGGACGCAATCGTGACAGAAACGGACACAACAGCACCAATGATGGCTGATACACCCATAGCAAATGCCTTGGAGTTCTCCAGCGACCGGAGCCGTCCATCATGTTCCTTGATCTGCTCCTCTTGGATCTTCTGCAAAGCCAGAAGCGTATCGACCTTGCCCTCAAGGCGACCCAAGGTCAGGAACAGTTGCTCTTCGGAGGAACTCATGGCACAGCAACCGTCGCATCAAAGCGAACCTTGATGATGTAGTTCAGGATGATCGTGGGCTGCACGTTGTTGTGTGCGGAGCCGGATCCCACGGATGACGACAGACCGACAGTGGCTGCCGTGGCAGACCCGTTCAGGTCATAGCTATCAGAACTCGACCCACCAGTGTGGCTATTGTGGACAGCCACATATTGCGTATTGGACAAACTTGGGGTTGACGATGTGGTTGTGTCAACGTTTGCCAAGAAGTGTGAGTGGGAGGCCAACTGAGCCTCAGTAAGGGCCTGACCTTCGGAGCCACCGGTCTGGCCCGCAGTCCGGCCGTTCTGGCCAAAGTGGGTAGCCGACAGTCGGTTGCCATAGCCACCAGAATCGACATCCCGGCCAGCCACCACTCGGCCACGCAGGTCAGGGAGATTGAATGAACCACCGGAGCCACCGTAGGCATACCCGATGACATTGAACAGGGCCGCATAGGTCGTCGTGCTGCGAGAACTGCCGTCGCACACAAGCCAGCCGTTGGGGGCTGCCGTGCCAGCGAACGGGAAGACAACGCCGATGGGAACCGCATTGTCCAACTTCAGGTTACCCATGGCGGTTTCCTGATTGGCTGGGGAGGCTGCGATCTCGGACAGGTTATTGCTGGTTTGCAGCAGTCCCGAGGTCATTGATGGGTGAATGGTTGTGAGAGACATTAGTAGTTCCTTTAGGCAATTTCAATGAGATACATAACAGCACCCTGTCCAGTGGTATTTCCGGGAAAATCCATACTTCCACTAGCTATTGATGCTCCCAGAGCACCTTGAACTTTATAAGTGGTTGCAGAGGTTGTTGACGGAGAATCCACATGAAACACCGTTACCTGATGTCCTCTAGCAAAACCAGCACCTCCCCAGTTCAGCCCATCAGCGTGTGTAATAACAGATGGCCAAAGCGCAACATCGGTTGCCGCACCACGCACAAGTTTTAGATTGAGCAGAATAGAAGTGGTATTTTGTAATCCTTTTCGTGCATTAATTGGGCTACTAACAATAACAAAAATCTTACTAGAAATGGATGTTGGGGTAATTGTCCCAGTCAAGCTTACGTCAGTATAGTTGGGATGCACTGAAGAGACATTGACTCCAGTGCCAGCCGCAGTGGCAAAGGACAAAAACTGACGAACTGAGCCGATTGGCAAAAGGGCCGGAGAAATGGAACCACTTCCACCAGCCTTTAGAGTAATGTTTCCATTGACCTCAAGAGCGCCGCCAATTTGGGATGTTCCCACTCCAGTAGTAATCAGATTTCCAGAAAGTTTGGTTTGGGTTGTCGAAGATGTGCCAATTTTGGTGGTATTCGACCCATCCCCCGTTACTCCAGTTCCGATCACAATCTCATTTTGTGTGGTTCCAGCGGCACCGCTTGGGGCGGCTTCACATCCAATGTAAATACCACCACTTAGTACTGGGGATTGAGTACTATATCCACTTTTATACCCAATAGTAACATTCTGTGCATGCGCTGCTAGAAAGGCACCACTTCGCAGGGACAAAGCACCAACTGCTGTGTTTTCATATCCAGTCGTCATTCCCTGAGAACTACCATTTCCAACAACAGTATTGTTGGCTCCAGTAGTAATGTTGTCCATCGAAGTTTGCCCAACGACAGTATTCCACCTACTCGTTCCACTCATGGTAGTTCCACCACTACCAACAAATAGACTGGTGGGATCGTTACTGTTTCCGTTATTGATTTTAATACCATCAATAATGGCATCACCAGTAACAGTTATGTCCTTAGCAAAGTTGACATCTTCTTGAAAAGCCGTGGTCTGACTCCAAGTCGGAAGGGCGGCTGCAACACCAAAGTTTCGGACACGAATAAGAGTTGGTGGATTGGTTACGGCAATGTTTGTTGCAAACACAATGCTGTTTGCATTAACTGTATAGTTTGTTACTGGATGTTGAATGACCCCACCAACCTCTACAAGAAAGGTGTTAACATCTTGACTGTTTGGGGCCTGCTGGCCGTTAGCGGTCCACGAATATGTGCTAGTACCGTCGCTAGTAAAGGTCCATGCCTGAGGAGAAGTCCACGGACCCTGCCCCCCTAGAATAGCAGTATCTACATATGACCTGTTGACAGCATCGGTAGCCGAC